CCAGCGCCGGGACCCTGGATATCGGGGGACATCGCCGATACCAAACCAGTCTCCATCGGCTATCGCGCCGACATCTTCTGATCGCCCGCATGGGCACACCAGCACCCGCCATGAGCGGGTTTTTTCATTTCCACACGAGGAAAACTCCATGTCCGCAAGCCTCCCCAACGGCGCGCTGCTGGCCATTGCTGCCACCTACGGCCCGGCTATTCCGATTACCGCTGTCTCCAACGCCAAGCCAGCGGTTGCTACCGCAGATGCTCACGGCCTGCTGGTCGGTGACGTCGTGTCGCTGGTGTCCGGCTGGACTGGCCTGAACGGCCGAGCCGTCAAGGTCGCAGTTTCCACCGAGGACACCTTCTCCCTGGGCAATATCGATACCACCGATGTGATCCGCTACCCGGCCGGCGGCGGTATCGGCTCGGCGAAGAAGGTCCTCACCTGGCAGCAGATCCAGCAGGTGATGAACCCGACCACCTCCGGCGGCGAACAGCAGTTCGTCCAGTACCAGTACCTCGAGGACGATGACCAGCGCCAGTTGCCTACCTTCCGCAACGCTCAGTCGTTCTCGATGCCGATCGCCGACGACCCCAACTTGCCGCAGTGGGCGGTGATTGAGGCGGCGGACCAGAGTAAAGCGCTGCAGGTGATCCGCCTGACGCTGCGCAACGGATCGGAGGTTTTCTACAACGGCTACGTCTCGGTCAGCGACACCCCGACCCTGAACGTCAACGAAATCATGACCCGGACCCTGACCATCGCTCTCGATGGCCGCCCGGTTCGCTACAACCCGGCCCCCTAAGGAACTGTCATGGCGAAGAAGTTCAGCATCGCGCAGGCGCCCACCTTCGAATCCAGTGTGGAGATTCCCCGCCTCGGCGGGGAGTCCATCAAGGTGCCATTCACCTTCAAGTACCTGGATCGTGAAGCGCTGGCCGACCTCTACAGTAGTTGGGGAGAGCGGTTCGAGCGCCTGGTCGAGGAGACTCGCGAGCAGTCTCTGGAAGCGTTCACCACGGCTCAGATCGACCTCCAGGTCGAGCAGGTACAAGCCGTTGTGGCCGGGTGGGGGTTCGACGAGGCGTTCACCGAGGCCAACGTCCGGCTGCTGGTGTCCTCCCTGGTCAGCGTGCCCGAGGCCATCCTCGAGGCCTACCAGAGCGCCTACAGCAGAGGGCGCTTGGGAAACTGAAGCGCGCCGCACAGGAACTCTATCGGCCTGTAGCCAGCCCCCAGGAGCTGGCGCAGTTCGGATTGTCTCCAGATGACTTCGACGAAAGCGACGAGCAGATGGAGCTTTGGCCCTGCAACTGGACGGCATTCATCGTCTTCGAGGCGATGAGCACCCAGTGGCGGGCTGGCATGTGTGGTGCAACAGGCCTGGACTACACCGCATTGCCGGTGGTGATGCAGATGTGCGGCGTAGCCGCTGGTGAGCAACCCGCGGTATTCGCGGATATCCGGGTGATGGAAGACGCTGCGCTGAAGGCCTTCCGCGAGCAGAGGGAGTCGGGATGAGCAACTTCGCCGAACTGGGCATCAAGGTCGATTCGAGCCCGGCCGTAAAGGCGGCCGAGGACCTCGACAAGCTGGTCGACTCCGCCGATCAGGCCGAACAGGCAATCGACAACCTGTCCGACGCCAGCAAGGGCCTCGAGCAGGCCACCAAGGGAGTGTCGCGCGCGGAGGAGGACGCTGCCCGCAGTGTCGACAAGGCGGCCGGTGCGCGTGAACGCCAGGCTGCTGCCAGCCGGAAGGTATACGACAGTGCCGCTGGCGAGATATCCATCATCAGCCAGTTGGAACGGGCGCTCTCCGGCAACGTCGCCAATATCGACGATCTGATTCGCGCCGAGAGCTTGCTCGAGCGGGCGCGCAAGGCCGGCCTGACCACGCTGCAGGACGAAGCGCAGTATCAGGATCGCCTGGGTGCGGCCTATGACCGGTTGCAGAAGGCGGAAACCAAGGAGGCCGCCGAGAAGCAGCGCCTGGTTGCGGCGCAGAACCGTCAGATCGAAGCGATGCAACGCACGGTCAACAGCATCGATCCGGTGACCGCCGCGTTGGCCCGGCTTGAGAAGCAGGAAGCCGCGTTGCGTGGGCTGCGCGCCGCCGGCGGGCTGGATGACGCCGGGCTGGCCGCCGGCCTGGAGAAGATCGCGGCGAAGCGGCGGGACATTGAAGGTACCGGCGGCGCGATCAACAAGCTCGGGCTGACCAGCAAGGAAGCGCGCGAGAACGTGCTGCAGTTGGGTAACGCCCTCTCCACCGGTAACTGGCGGGTCGCCGCCCACAACATCGCCGAGATCGGTGTGAACGCCGGCGGCGCCGCTCGCGGTGTTATCGGCGTCCTGGCCCCGATTGGGCTGCTGGCAGCGGCGGTCGGTGGTGTGACTGCGGCGGCGTATTTGGGCAGCAAGGAACAGGGCGAATACAACAAGGCGCTGATCATGACCGGCAACTACGCTGGTACCAGCGCCTCTGGACTGGGCGAAATGGCGCGCCAAGTCAGCAATACGGTTGGCACGACCGGAGCTGCTGCCGAAGTGCTGGCCACCCTGGCGGGCAAGGGAGACTTGGCCAGCGAAAGCTTCGTTGCCATCACCCAGGCCGCGCTGTCGATGGAAGAGGCGACTGGCCGCGCGGTGGGGGATACCGTCGCCGAGTTCGTGAGGCTGGGAGAGGACCCTGTGAAGGCCTCGAAGGCCCTGAATGAGCAGTACAACTACCTCACCGCATCCGTCTACTCGCAGATCAAGGCGCTGGAGGAGCAGGGGGATCACGCCGGCGCGGTGAAGCTGGCGACTGAGGCCTACGCTGACGCAATCAACCAGCGGACCCCGAAGATTCTGGAGAACCTGGGTTGGATTGAGCGTGCTTGGGATGGAGTCGCACGTGCTGCGAAGCGCGCGTGGGATGATGCCAAGAGCATTGGTCGCCAGGACATCGACTCCCAGATCGCCGACGTGGAGCGGCGCCTTGCCCAGCTCGATCAAGGTGGTTTCGGCCTGGTCGGCAACCGCGACGAGAGCCGGAACCGCCTGCGCGAAGAGCTCGACATGCTCCGCGAGCGGAACAAGGCGATGGAGGACGATGCCAGAACCGCCGGCGAGCGCGCTCGGGCTGAACAGGCCGCCCAGAATGCTATTGACCGGATCGACGCTCGTTCCAGGGCGGCGCTGACCAACCAGCAGAAGCGCGCCAAGGAGTTGGAGCAGTACAAGAAGGATCTACAGGCGATCCGCGAGGTGAACCCGAACGATGACCGCCTGCAGCAGGCGACCATCGATCGCGAGATCGCCAACATCAACGCCAAGTACAAGGACCAGAAGGGCTCCGCCGGTTCGGTGGACCTACGCGCGGCCAACGCCGCGAAGAACAGCTTGGCCGAGATCACCGCGACCTACCGTAACGCGCAAAAGGAATTGGAGGCGTCCCAACGCGCAGGCGTGATCAGCGCGGAAAGCTACGCGCAGCAGCGCATCTCGATCATCCAGCAGGAGCGGGATGAGGTAACTCATGCCTACGAGCGTGAGATCGCAGCGCTGGAGACTGCCAGGGCGAAGCAAGGAACCTCGGCTGCCCAGCGAATCCAGCTCGACCAGAAGATCGCCGACTCCAGGACGGCGCTGGTCAAGGCGCAGCAGGACGCTGATTCACAGCTCAACCAGATCGAACTCAGCGAGCAAGGGCGGCTACGGCGACAGGAGCAGTCGGTGCAGCGCTATACGCAGGCGCTGCAGGCGCAGGTCGATGCGTTGCGCCTGGAGGGCGAGCGCGCTGCGGCCGGTGTCAGCATGGGCGGACGAGAGCGGTCCCGCTTCGAGCAGTTGAACAGTCTCGACGACCGCTATAACCAGCAACTGATGGACCTGGAGAACCAGCGCTCCGATCCCAGTCGGCAAATGTCGGACGAGGAGTACGAGAAACGTCTGGCTGCGCTCAGAAAGGCGCATCAGGACCTGCGAGACACCGTGGTCAGCAACTACGACCAGATGACCGCTGCCCAGTCAGACTGGAGCAACGGAGCGAGCGGAGCCTGGAACGACTATCTCGAAAGCGCCAGGAATGTTGCTGGGCAGACGCATGATCTGTTCACCAACGCGTTCCGCGCCATGGAGGATGCAGTCGCTACCTTCGCCACGACCGGCAAGTTGTCGTTCTCCGACTTCGCCAAGAGCATCCTGGCCGACATGGCGCGGATTGCAACGCGCGCCGCTGCCTCGCAGGCCCTTTCGTCCCTCTTCGGCGGATTCTTCGGCGGTGGAAACGCTGCCGCACAGTCGGGCGTCGACAATCTGGTGAGCAACAGCGGGCTGTTCGCCAACGGTGGTGCGTTCGCCGGCGGCGTGCAG